CCAGGATCCGTGAGGATCTTGGCCTTAGGTACGTCCAGGAACGGAAGTTCCGAGCGAACCTTTTTGAAGGTCCAGATTTCAGTAGAGTGGGAAGGACTCTTGGGGATTTCAAAACCTTCTTCTGCGTAGAAGCCTGTTTTGGATACGAACGTATCATCCTCACTGAGTTTATAACCCATCTTTTCCATCCGAGTTCTGTATACCACTTCTGCTGTAGAACCATCTTCACATACAGTGCATTGGTCGTCGCCGACTAGTCTACTGTGTCTAGGGAATTTCATTCCCGACAGGGCAGTGATGCCCGATGCCGTGAGGACAGTTTTACTTCCATGGTCGCCCATGAATACGCCACAGCTAGTGACTCCTGAGATAATAAGGTTTTCCATAATTACGGAGAACGGCCGATTGCTACTCAACAGTTGTTTTACGACTGAAAAGTACCAATCCTGTACAGGCATCACTGCCTGAATTATTTCAAGAATCTGCTCAATGGCGGAGTGATATATATGATCCGTTGCTTGTTCGAGATCTGAGTTGAATACTTCGGTGTTACCACCGGAAAATACCCAACCCAGGTCTGGATCGGAAGATGTAAGTGAGAGCGACAACTCCCAAGCATGATTCGTGCCAGCAACTCCATTCTTTGTCTCACGACAAGTCTTGAGCCATTGGTATGTAAGATGTGACCAAGGTGAAAGAATAGTTGAGTGGTAGAAGCTAGGAACAGTAATGATCCTGTGCTTCTCACCTACTTCGTCTATTCCTCCCACCTTTACACTAAGGAGGTTTGGATTTCCTATGACATACTGCCGTAAGGCACTATGGAATAGAAATTCGCCTGGTTCTTTTTCCGCAAGGATAAAATTGCAGGTAATCTCTCCCGTTTGTAGGTCAATCATATTACATGACTTTTCAGAACAAATCAGTTCTCTTGCGAAAGCTGATTTTCCACCTTTTTTCCGTGAGGACTCAAGGCATGCAGACACACCAAGTGAAACGTGAGTTTCCCTTACTGTAAATGCATTGATTCTGAATTTGTCCCGAACATACCTTTCTAATTCTGCCATCTCTATACTAAGATCCAAATTCTCCACTGGAGATTTGGAGACCACCTCCATCCATTGCTTGATGGAAGTAATTCTGATATCTTTGTTGGGATAACCTGAAGCGCGTGTCTGAAGCAACGTAAGTTGTTTTAAACGTGCGTTAACATG